AGATGTTTTCAATTGCGCGAACAATACGTTCGCACCCTTCTTTGTGCTTTGCCTCTAAAGCAATAGACTCAATTGTGGTTCCAAGTAGCGGCGGCACTTGATCCCGTAGATACTTGAGAAGTCGTCCCCCGGTCTGTTGGTGATATTGTCTAAATCGCGCTGAGTCTGCTGAGTTCCATTGATCCATATTAAGCTGCTGTTGGTGGTCTTGGTGGTGTTGCTACGCCCGCAATCATTGCGTTTTGGTTTGGTGTCTGTTGCGTGTAAACTTCGCCCATTTGCTTTTGTGCAGCCGCCGTTTGCTGTCGAGATCCGCCTTGATGCGCGGCTGCGGGCGCAAGATCTGGAGGAGGCGGAGTGTTGTGCCCTTTGGTGAGGTGATCGTGCGCCTGCTTATACATCTGCTTGTACTTTCCAACAGCGTCTGAAGGCATCCCTTTGGCTTCCGCTGCTTGAATGTGCATTCCAAAATGCTCCATAGCTTTCGTGAGCATTCCAACAAATTCAGGAGTCAATCCTCCAGCAGGAACGCTCTGAACAGCAGGCATTAGCTTCTGCACCATCGTATCGAGATGCACTTGATCGTTGTCTCGAGGAGAAACAGGAATGTCTTGCCCAGCAATAATAGACTGAAGCTCAATAATTTGCTGACGTGTAGCTTCAATCGCCATTGCCTCCACTTGATCCTTTGGCAAGATTACTTCATTTGCCGTTGTTTCGCCAAGCTTTTTGACCCAATCCAATTTCATCAAGGCGTCTTGATTAATGGCGGGGTTGCCCATGTACCGTTGAACCATGACATCCAAAATTTGGTTGTCTTGCGCCGAATTGTCTGGAATCAACTCGCTTGCTGGGCTGTACGCCATCAAAAGAATGTCTGCTGGGGAAATGTTTTTTTCCATCATCTCAAGGCAGCAATTGATGGCATCCTCATCCAAGTGTTCTGGGATTTCAAATGGAACTAAAAACGGAGGAAGCTCGAGCATTGAACGATCAAATGCATCAACCACCTCGCGACGTGCCCATATTGCGTGCTTTTCTACCTGCCGGGCAAGGTCGAGCTTACCTTTAAGATCGGCTGCGGCTTTAAGGTGCTCGGGATGACAGATGCCACGCTGCATGCGCTCGACACCGTGCGAGAATTGACGGGAAAATCGCATTAGAATGCCTTGGCGAAGCTGGTTCTCAATAGCCGCCACTCGATTGACTTCTGAAGCCGTTTTTTTCCCCTGCGTCTCAACTGGTGACCCGGGTAAAAATGTTCCAACTTGAATTTCTGCAAGCTGTGAAACAAATCGGTCGAGTTGCAAAAAGTCCTCTACATCAGCCGGGAGGCCCTGCGGCACAACATCGTACCCTTCGGAAACAAACGCCACAGGATGATGCACTGTTAACGGAGCCATGTTTGGCTTTGCCGTTGGGCCTTTTTTGAGCAGCAACAGGCCCTTGATGTAGCTGTTATCCACCACCAAGTTTCGGGCTTTGTCTACGGCGACGTGGGTGTTGTACAGGTCTCGGCCAGCGCCACGGCTCGACATCAAGTTTCCAGATCCGATCTCGACTGCGAAGAGCGCAAGCGTTTCGGACATGCGGTTATAGCGATCAACCTGCGTACAAATTTCGTCTCCGCTTTTATCGTCAAAAAGGAAGCGGGATATTTTCCCGTGCGGCTCTTTGACCAAGATTTCACCCAGTTCCACATATTTCGCATCGTTCTCATAGCTGGCTCCGTAGGACCCTTCCCTCTGCCAGTCTTCGTATCTGCGAGCGTCGTCATCAGCATCGAGCGTGCGCCCGGCAGGGATGGCGTTGTTGATGGCTTTAACTAGGTTTTTGATGTGCCACCCGGCCAAAATGGACATCTGTTCGTTCTCGAGAATCGGTAAAAGCTCGGCAATTTGATATCGGCGCTTTCTTGCCCAAATCGGAGTTGCGTCCGAAAGCATCGGAGTTTCAATACTAAAGAACGTGTAATCTTGCCTGAGAAACTCAGGCTTCCAGTCTCTGGTGTCGTCCCAACACCAGCCGCAATATCCAAAGGTTGTGTTTTCATGGACCGTCTGTGCAACCAAATCATCAAATCCGTTCCAGCCTCGGATGCATTTGGTAATCGCATTCCGAAACACCTTTGTTTTGTGTTCTGTGTCAATCCCGTCTACAGGGTACTTTGCAAATGTAAGTGTTGCAGCTTGTTCTATGACTTCTCGGAATGGTGGCTGGATACGAGACACCATAGTAGAAAGGAAACCAGTAGGGCGATTGGAGCGCCAATTCTGACCCATTGATTCGAGCTTTTTTGGCTGATATGGAGGTTCATTATTTAATTTTTTCTGGATTAATTGATTCTTTCGATTGCGCTCGACGTTCTGCTGTTTGAGCCTGCGGTAAGCTGAGTGGGCCTGTTGGGCATCTTTAAATGTACGGCGGACCTTGAGCGTGTCAGGGTCAATTGTGTCCGTATTTCCAGCGTCCGGGTCCTGCACGTCCAGCCCAAGAATGCGCGGCTTCTCGTGGTGATCGCTCACCCGAGGGGCTTTGTCAGCAAACTTATCAGTGATCCGAGGGTCGAGAGGCTTTACGTTGGCCATATGCTATAATGTAACCCAACAGGCGTTGGGCAGGTTTGTTGCTCGTTGCAGGACCGAGCGGTCCATAAAGATGGCAGAGCGATTATCGTGGCGCATCAGCGTGCAGCCCCCAAGGACGGCGGAAGACTTAGTGTCTCGGGCTTGTCGTACCGAGGCGCACAGCCTGTCGGTAGAGGCAATGCATGAATTGCAGCCGCCCCTCCAATTGACGTTGTTTGGGCAGGCTCGGCAAATCTGCGCCCGGGTCTCGGCGAGGTCATCTGACACGAGAGGATGCGGCTCGTTGGAATGCAGGATTCCTTTGGCCCACGTTCCAATGTCGTTCATCAACTCGCCAGTTGCGGTTGTAGCGTTTACGCTGGTAATCGCAACCATGTCTACACCGTGGCAGAAGTTTGGCCAGTTTGAGCAAATGTAACTCGCAACATCCCCTTCGATGTCACCCCCGGGTAAGTGATTCTCGGCCCGGTACGTCTCCACGGCCTTTAACAGGTCGGCATGGCTGTACCCAGTCAGCTTTACGTCTGACTGGTAGTAATGCCATCCCCCGGGAGGGACCATGCCCATGATTGGTTTTGCCATTACCGTGCCTTTTTCTTTGTAAAGTTTTCAAGCAATGCAAACGGGCTTTTCCCGTAAGCGGCGAGGCGATCATCGGTATCAATCTCCAAGCCAAGCTGCTGCGCCTCTTCTTCACTCCAAACAACCTGTGCGTACTTTAAATTGTGCTGCTTTATAAGCGCATCCTGTTTCCCCCCTACCGACGCCTGAAGTTCAAAATTGGCGGGGATCTCTGCAATTCGGTTAACCCAAAAAGAAACGGATTTTGTGAATGCCCAAAAATGAACATCCGGGTGTCTGGAAGCAAAGAGCAGCCAGCCGTCAAAATACGCTTGTGAAAAGAAATCTCCCGCTGCGTGAGTGCGAACCAGCCGAGCCTTTTTTGGGAGGCACTCTAGTACGTCCGCCACTTCTTCTGGGGTCTTTCCTTTTACTGCATCAAAGTTGCACCATAGCCTCTCCCTTACACTTGGGTATCGCTCGGTCATTGCGCTATAGCAGCGAAACTTTTGCTTTGGACCGTGCGTGATTGTGCCAGTAACCCTGTCCGCTTTTGACAAACACGCTTCAGCAGATGGACACGTCCACCCACTAGGAAGGTTCCAAGCGTAGGCGCTAGAATCAAACAGGTATCGGTTAGCTTTTGTGAACGCCGGGATCATATCACAGGACAAATTCATGGTGACACTTGGGGCAGATGGTCGTGTCGCTTTCAGGTTTCTTTGGCTTCTCTTCTGGCTCTTCAGGAGGATCATTTGGCGACCCCATCAACTCGATGAGTTCCTCCTGCGTGAACCCCAGCGTGCTCACGTCAAAGTCTTCTTCCCGGAGAGCGTCAACCTCTGCCGCCAACACGTCGTAGTCCCACACAGCCATCGTTGCCAGTTGATTGTCTGCAATGGTGTAAGCTCTAATCATTGCATCACTAAGATGCGCCAGTACAATGCAAGGGATCTGTTCCAATCCCGCCTTCTTTGCAGCCATCACTCGGCCATGCCCGGCAATAATGCGGCCAGAAGAGTGAATGAGAACTGGGTTTGTAAACCCAAAAGTCTTGAGTGAGTCAGCCAGCGCCTCCACCTGTGCATCAGAATGCACCCGAGCGTTCTGTGCGTAGGGCACTAACTCGCCAACCGGGCGCATGACGACTTCAAGTCGATCTTTATTAGTGGCGCTTTTCATGGGTGGGACAGAGATATACTTTCATGCCGTTTGCCAGCGTAACCTGCTTTGATGTGAGTGTGCCGCATTTATTGTATTCCATTCCCCCGGGGCCTTTGTACGACTCAACGTGGCCGCACTCGTGCAGCTTGCGTGGCTTGGGGTCCTTCTGGGCTTTAACTGGTTTGTAATCCTTCACAAAAGATTTATGACAGTATTCTATTTCTTTTTGGATTTCAACCGAATGTATACTGTGTCTTTTCCGTTGCACTGTTTGCAGTCTTCCGACTCATCAATGTAAATAATTGACCGAGCGTTAACCCCAGTCGTATGCCCGCACTTTGTGCAGTACTTCTCGTTGTCCCGGACAAACACTTTGCGCTGCTCTCGTTTAAGTCGCGTCATAGTCCGTGGAAGCGTGTCAGGGACGTTTACTGGGCCAAACCACACAAGACAGTCTTCGGAGATCAAATGCTCTTTAGCAATGTCCGCTCGAATATTGTTTAACGTATACGTTTGTTGATCCTCAATGGCTTGCTGCATTGGCTCTTCACAATAGTACAAAAAGCCAATCCAATAGATCCCCGGCTTATCGGGTCTTTTTGTCGCGTAAAGAGTCCAGCTTTTCTTGCCTCTGTTTTGCATAGATCGATTTTCTAACGGGTTTTCTTGGTGATGGCTTGTGATTAAGCGTCTGCATGAAGTAGCTTATCCACAAGAAGTTAAGTGAAACTCCAACATTTAAAAGCACTTCGCTCCATGTTGGTGTAGATAACGTCGCAACATTTGCAACTGCTCCACAGAATGTAACAGAAGCAGCCGCCTTGCAAGCATACGCACCCCACTTGTTTGCGTACACAGGGCTGCGAGGGTTTCCAAACACTTTACTAATGAGGTGCAGCATGGACCCCATGCATGCAATGTTAGCGACGATATTGATTGCGGTTATTTGATTCATCTGGAATTGGAGTGAAGATCTTGTTGCTTATGGTTTCGACCGCTCTAAGGCCGCAAAAACCAAGAAGAAAAGCAGCAGCGTACCCATAATGTGGATCTGAATCTAAGTGTGAAATTTTGAGTAATAATGGCGTCACGTAATTAGCAGAAGCAGCCCCACCAATCAAAGAAGCAACGGTAGCCAAAAGACTTTGCCCAGAAGTCTTGCTGCTCATCAGCACACTCCCAAACAAGCCTGCAATGGCCAGCCCAATGTCAATTCCTTCTTCTTTTAAGTCCATATACAAGAGGGGGTCATTCGCAACCGGGGGAGATTATACCATTAACCCCCGTGGGGTCGGATTTTTTTCTTCCCGCCTGCATATCATTTATAAGCCAGTAAGCCGATAATGCGGCGTAACAATTACTTTGCCGTTTGTTGTGAGTGATTTAAATTTGCGAACTTCCGCATTTCGACGTTTAAGCAAAACACGAATGTTTTGGTGATCCCGCCCAGTTGCCTCCACAATTTGTAACATGGTCGCCCAGCCTTCGCCCTCGGGCGGGAAGCTTACGTTAAGTTCTTCGGCGAGAGCCGTCAGCCAGCCTACACTG